AGGAGTGTCCCAAGAGGACTGTTTGTTTGCATGGTAACCTAAAACAAAGGAAGCCATACAAAGTAGAGTTGCGATTATATAGTGTGCGGGTGTCATATTTTTATTTTGTGTGATTACTGAGAACATTTAGAAGATGGTTGTAGTTGCTGCTCGTGCTTGTCCTTCAGGTGTAGAGAATCCTAGAAAATTTGGATTTTCAACTACAAATACTGGTCGTGTGTTTATTTTTACCATGATGCAAAGTAATACAGTTTGTATTTTTCCCAATCAGTGTCGTCAATAAGACCGGAAATTGTTTCACGTGCTGATGCAACTCTGTCCCAATACCATTCGTCAACTTCATATGATCCGAAAAAGAATCCGGGTGTAGGAGGAAACTTGGATGGATTTTTCAGTGCATATGCCTCTTCCAGCACTTCCAGTAGATCAAACAACTGTTCTTTGGTAACCTCATAGCTTCCACAATCATCAACACCGTTTTGGATGTTCTCAACAAACCATCCGTGCAGTGCATTAAATTTGCGCCAATATGCAACGTCATTTGAGTCGTCATAATTTTCATCAGACATAGGACCTGCGGCCTTGTCTTTTTTTACAATGTACATATCTAATCCCATAATATATTTCTTTTGTTGTTAAAATGTTAGACGTTGAATGTTGGAAACTTTGTTTGTCCAATAATGCCACGCACCTTCTTTAAAAATGTAGTTATACTCTTGACTGTTAATCTCATGAATTGAAATAAGACGATCAATGTGTAGTGCTTCACCACGCTCGCGATGATATGCCACAGTTACACCTTCCTGTGGTGCATCAAAGCTGTGAGGTAAAGTTGGATCAGGCGTCAGTTTTTCGCACAGACTCGAAAGACTTCCAAGATCAATTAAGGCATTGACCTTTTCTTCGGTATTATAATATGTATGCAATAGTGCTCCGACGTCACTAAGGTAGCCATCATAATGGCAATAAATGCTGCGAATGTTGCCTTCTGGCGTTTGAATTGAGATTGTTGAACGTGTTGACATAATGTTGTGGTGTTTCAATTACAGATTGTTGGTGACATTGCTTTTTGCAACAGCCAAATAATCCGAATCGTCAATTTGATTTAAAATTGCTTGTTTGATTTCAGCGATCATTGCGTCAAAATCATCTACGCAAAATTCTAAATAGTGTTTGCCTTCGCAATAGCCGCTAATAATATTTTTAATTTCGTCTTTCATAATGTGGTGTTTCCTTACAATGTTATTATAGCATATTTGTGTTGATGTGTACAACACTTTTTGCATAAAAGTGGTGGAGAAATCAAACCCCTCTCCACCACTTTGATGTCTCTTATGGGTTTGTGTCTGCAGTCTCTACAGATGCAGTCTCTACTGGAGCTGCCTTTTTTGCGGCTCCTGGTTTGCGACCGCGTTTAGGAGCTCCGGCCTTCATCGCAGCAGCAATAACCTCTGCTGGAGGCAACTGCGGCAGATATCGGCTGTAACCAATTGCCCTGGATTTGCCAAGGAAGGTCTGACCAATTTCGCGACAAGTAAGACCAAAAGTCTTACCAACTTCATAAACTTCCTTGGCTGTAAAACCGGTGGAAGCAGCGGGACGAGAATTCAACTCGTCAATCATTTCTTTTACTCGTGTTAGCATATGTTTATGTGTGTTTGTTGTTTGGAGATTTTTTAGTGTCCGCTGTAACTTACTGGTTCATCGGATTGAACTTGTACGCACCATGCCTTTTTAGCGGCACGTTTGGTGCTGTCGGACCATGGCTTGGGACCAAAGGCATCTGCCCATGCAGCCTTTTCAGTGTTTCCGTCGCCGAGATTACAAGTTCCACGGATTCCACTCTCTGCTTTAATAATGTATTGCATATATTTGATGTGTGTTGCGTTTAGGAGATTAGAGGAGATTGTTGTCAATATAGTCTTGAACGGATGGAATGCTTTCCACGTATTGTTGCAGATCAGCGATAATATCATCAAGATTCTCGCGGTTGTGAGTATGGGGGCAATTGAGGTTGTTGTTGACAAGCTTGAGGATTTGCTCAGCAATTTCTTCGTGGGTAGGGTAGTGTTTCATAGTGTTGCTTACATGGTTATTATAAGCTATTTCTCAGCAAAAGTACACAACTTTTTTCATAAAAGTGAAAAATGTTGCCTGACATATACCTGGTATAGAGACAAAAAATGCCCAAAACAGCATTTTTAACCATTTTGGGCATTTTTTGTGTGTGGTTGTCCTACAATTGAGGAATATCTCGACGAATGTATTTGAAAAGCTCGAGGGTTTGTGTAATGTCGTAATTTGCGTCATGTGATTGGGCGTCATCCCAGTCAAGTTCTGCACATTTGCAAAGAGTCTCTAACTTGAAATTTGGAACGGCACCGCGTACGCGCATTGTCATCCATGCTGCTGCTTGCATTACACAAATTGGTGGGTTCCAAAACCAACTTCCAAAGTATTGGTCTCCATTTTTAGTGAAAAACTCTCGCATAAAGTCAGAGTCAAAGCGTACATTATAGCCAACAAAATGCATCTTGTCTGCCTTGTTGTATCGATCACAGTGACGTGATAAAAACTCAATAAAACGTGCATAGGCCTCACGTGCAGAGAGTGGCAGCTCAGCCAAGCCATCAAGAGTCATTCCTGTTTTAGTGAGTGCCTCTTCGCTTACATCGTCCAAAGAAAATGGTCGAAATTTTAAATCGATTTTTTCCAAGGTGTTGTATTGAGGGTCTGTCACAATTGCACATATTTGAAAAATATCATGCTGATGTGGGTGCAGTCCAGTTGTTTCCACGTCCAAAAAGACGTGCTTATATCCATTGTATTGTATACTCATGTGTGTAGTGTTTGTGATAGGGTTGTTGTAGTTTTAAGGAGAGTTGACTCTGTAGATATAGAGTCAACGCCAGAAATTAGCGTTATAATTTTTTCATAGGAGACACCATGCAGAGTCTCTAATGACTCTGCAGACTCGGCTTGAAGGTGGCAAAAGTGTCTACTAAACTCGGAGACTGAAATAGCCTGTGCACTCCTTAGAGTGTCGACCGTCCAAGTGTCAGTGTTTGTTGGTTGCATAACAAAGAATTTACCATAGTACATCCAAACTGCACCAATTAGAAATTCCTTGACATTAATGTCAACTTTAAAATAGACGAGATAGAGATTGCATAGCAAGATTCCACTGCTTATAACCTCACACAGGTGAAGCAGGAGTCCACCTGGATATGAATGATACCGGTCATCAGTGCAGTTTAGAGGCCAAGTTTGTAGTCGCGGGTCTTCAAGTACCGGAGCACAGATGTCATACACCTGTGAATCGACGCAGAGCTTTTTAAGTTCATCAAGTGTTAGCATAATTTATCGAATAGAATAAAGCATCCCGTCATTTGCGTTACGAAAAATCCAAGAGCCACGATGTATATACTGTGGATCAGGATCAAACCCATGTGCAATTGGAGTAACGATTGGGTATCGATGGACGTGACGAGGAAAATAATGTGTAGAGTGGTATGTTGAGTATGGACGTCCAGGACACTCTACAACCTCGACGACACAACTGTTGCACGTCAAGATTGCAAAGGTACAACATAATCGCGTTAATAATGAGGTCATAATGTAGCTTGCTTAAGACTAATTATAACACGATTCTGGTAGATGTAAACAACTTTTAATACCTATTTCACCTTTGCCTGCCCTCTACATCCCGGCAAAGCCGGGGTAGACTTTAAGGTTTATCAGGAAAACTTGATCTGGATAGATACAAGCATCATTTGGTTTTTTCTATGTACCATAGATTATCTATAGCAGAAACACTATAAAACGCACATAAAAGTGAAAATAGTTTTTATTTTTTTATGCTTCGAGCACTCCAACAATATAACGTAATATTTTACTGCGGACAATCTCACTCTCACCAAACTTAAATGTATGTATATGATGTCTCTGTGCTTCTTGGGTATCAAAGCGAGAATAGATGTCAGCATAACCAGAGAGTCGTCCAATATCAGACTGCTTAAGATCTCCGCATATTATGTAACGCGTATTTTTACCAAAGCGAGTTAAGATTGTAACAAGTTCGCTGCGAGTTAGGTTTTGCGCCTCATCGACAATTACAACACTGTCATTAAAAGTAAGACCACGCACAAAGTTTACCGGGGTTGCTGATATTACATTTGCATTACGAAGTTGTAAGCATGTGCTGTCATCTGTAATTTCACGTACCTTTTCAAGGCATGGCATTGCATATGGCAAAAACTTATCATCAACTTCTCCAGGCAATGCACCAATACTCCGCGATGCACTCTCAATAACACTGCGTATATAGTTGATGTGTTTAATCTTTTTGTCCTTAAAGAGCTCGAGAGCAGCAAGCACTGCAATATAACTCTTTGCACTTCCTGCAGGACCATCAACAAACACCATAGTTGTGTCATCTGCCTTTATAGTTTCATAAAACGCCTTGTGTGCTTCATTAAAATGAAAAGGCTTTTTTATTTTAAAATTAAAGCAGAAATTTAAAGCAATCGAGGACTCAATAGTTGAGTCCTCGGCGTAAAGATCGGGTGATACAGCAGATGATGCTTTTTTCTTTTTTTCTCTTTTGGCAGCAGCCATAATTTTTATTTGTGTTTGTTGTTTAACATAACAAAGAGTGTCTCAAATGGTTTAGCGTATATCAGTGTCAAGTTCTGATTTAAGCGCAAGTGTTGTCTGTGATGTTTGGTCATACCGTGCTGATTCAATCCAAACATCATTGAAAAATGTCAATCCTCCACGAACCTTTAGACGCTTGATAGCGTCGGTCTGGGAAATTCCTTTTTTAACAGCATAGTCAATTATTCCAACCTCTTCTCGCGCCTGTGGCACTGCTGGTTGAGACTGCTGTGTGTTGCCAACTAGAGACAAAAACCAATCCTTTTTAACCTTATTACCAGGACAGGTTTTGCTTGTTTTAGGATCATCACGATGAAACTTTAGTGTATTTTCGTTTATAGGAATGTCTAACCATTCACCAAGTACTTTTACAACTGCTGCTGTGGTTTTCATGCATGCCAAACCGCGACCACTAAGCGGGTCTTCAGTATCATACTCACCAAGTATTTCAATACCAATTGAACTCTTATTAAATGAAACTGCGTGTATGCCAGACACAGTCAATGGTGTCATACCAAAGATTTGATCTTCATCAATAAAGAGATGAGGACCTCTATTCCATCCTAATGACTTATAGAAGCTTTGGATGTTATGAATGTGTTGAATGAGAAAGCCTTGTGGGCGTTGACCTAAAGATGGCGCTCCAGTATGATGTAGCGTAATAGACTTTGCATACACCGGTCGTTTAATTCCCTTTAGATATTCTCTAAAGGAATCGACTGTCCATACTTTTCCAACATTAGCGAATGACATATTATTATTTATAAGAAAAGCTATTTTCCCTCATAAATTTTTAATAGCAGTCGCTCAAACTCTTTTACCTTATCAAGGCGGTTTGGCCAGTAGATATAGTCTTTTTCTGGATTTTTCTTTAAGTTTGCTATGAGAGGAAGTACTGATTTATAGAGCGAGTCAAGTTGTGCTTGAGCTGCAACCAATTCATCCTCTTTAGCACTTACTACTTTTGCAGAGTCTAGTTCATCTTCTGCAACAGCAGTAAACCCAAAATCAAAAATGTCTGAATCATTCATCATTACTACATTTATACTTAGTCTTAGTGACTACTTTAACATAGCGATCTTGACTTTTGTTTAATGCCAATGCATAATTTTTTGCATATGCCTCTTGTATAGAGAGTTTGCACAGCTGCCCACGATACACATAGGTATCTGTTGTCGTCACATCATTTTCAAAATAATTCATAACTATATTTATCTAAAACATTATTTATGCATGAGCCTCAATTTCAGCCTTAAGCATGCTCTCAAAGGCAGGGAGAACAGCCTTGATAGGGGACAAGTCATAGTCCAACTTTACATAGACACTATGATTACGAAACTCGTTGAGAGACTTGCGAGTCTTACGCACTTGAAAGCCCGGAGAACATCCACATGAACAACCAGTCTTATGGGAATATTTGACGGCAGCCGAGTCCTCAAGAGAAAAGCTTTCTTTTAGCGAAGCCGCCTCAACCTTGCTTACAAAATTCTTTAGTTTTGTCCAAGTGCGACACTTAAAAGACAGACTACAGATTTTGTTTGCATTGAAAAATTCATCAATTGCCGAAGACAAGTTTGAATCAGCATAGACATTAAAGCCATTGTCAATATAACGACCTCCATCACTGTATGTGCGAGCATGTTTGCTCTTGAGTGTGAAGGATTGTAGCGCAGGAGTTTGTAGTTTCATGGTGTGTTTAAGTAGTATTATTGTCGAAAAAATTAAAGATGATTACAAATAGTTTTAAAAACAAAACTGGAATTTAGTCTATTTTTCATGGAAAAATTTACAAGCCATGTATGGTTTTCTTTGGGCCATTCAGCTTTAAAAGAATCCCAATAACAATCAATTTGTTTGCCAAGTTCCTCGCCTAAACCCCAAGGGTTTGTTGAACGAATTTTTTTAGATAGAGTATGGCTTTTAACTGGTAGTCGTTTCATAATGTTGTGATGCTTAAAATTAGAGGCTAATAGGATTAAAGGTAGAAGCTTTCAGAACTTTTTCAAATTCATCACGAACCATAGAGGTATACTCGCTTTCAACATCAGTGCTTTTCTTTACTTCGAGAGAAGATACGAGTTTGCGTTCTGATGCATGTCGCTGAGCGATTTTTGCAATGAGGGACTTACGGGCTTCAAGGGCGGTGTTGGTTTCGTTTTTCATATTGTTGCTTACATGGTTATTATAGCAAGAAACTCAGCAAAAGTACACATCTTTTTTCATAAAAAGTGAAAAAAGTGGTCTATTGTATACAGGGTATAGAAAAAAAGTTTCTACCGGCCGAAAAAAGTGTCCAAAATGTGACAAATTGCATTGTCTTTTGCCTTTAATTCGACCTCCCAGGTCACATTTCGGTTAGAATCTACCACACTGGGGAGATGTGTTGCATAGTCAATATGACTGCGGGTGCTGCCAATGCCCTCACTCCAATGAAAAACTGGTGTGAAGCTTCCCCATGTGTCCTTAAATAGTGCAGCATTTGTGTGACTGTCACTTGACGGGTTACAAACATCATGCAGATTATCATAGACAAGCGGAATGTGTCGTGAAAAATGCGTGTGCAAGTTCTCGCAGTTCCAATATGCCTTGTCCTCGTTTTCAAGCACAAGGCGAGCCTGCACACCAGAGTTGCAAAGTGCCAAGTTTGTTAGGAAACGACTAACGTACTCCTCAACAGATTCACGCTTAAAGTCTGGTGTCTTGTTGAGATGTAGACACATTGGAGAGTTGTAGTCTTGTGTGCAACCCATCATGTCAAGCACTTCACTCTGATGATTAAGTTCCCGGACAGTCTTGAGTACAACATCATCCCGATAGCTTGATAGGACATTAAATTGATCAGGATGAGAGCTTAGTGTAATGTCATGTGCACGGGCCCAATCACCAGCTGCTCGTAAGTTTTGCTGTACAACATCAAAATTATGTATGTCTCTATAGGATAACTCTAGGGTGCAGTCAGTAATGAGCGGAAACATTGAACTGCTGACGCGATAGTGACGAGCACCAGAGGCATAACAGGCCTGAAGTGTGCGAAGTATATGCGTTGAGTTATGCAAGATTCGCTCAGACAAGACTTTGAGACCGGCCTCTCGACCGAGTGTAACAAACTGCTTTCGAGTCATCGTCTTTGCAGTGAATTTTTGGTGCGTGAGTTTTTCGCTGATACAAACAAGGCCGAGGCGTGGTGTCATGGTGTATTATACACTATTTTGCCGCTATTGTACACATGAAAATTTATGCCGAACTCGACGCAATAATTCATTTTTATTCTCAATGCCTACAGTAAAATTTGCATGAAAGGCAACTAAATTATGCGGTAATTCAAACTCAGCACATCTAGGATCCCATAGGCCTTCACATATATTGCCGTATGTTGTAAATCTTTTGCTGAGTACTTTATAGTCTAAAATGCCAGACAAGAGTTGTTCATTTAATGCAGTCTGATCACATTCTTTACTCTGGTAATATTCTTGATCTTTTAACAGTGAGTCTAATATATTTTGAAAAAACGTCAAAGTCTTTTGATTTTTTCTGCAAATAAACATTCCGCCACATAGCGCATTTGGGCTGTCTTGTTGAAATGCTGCATCATAATGTTCTAGTTCTTCAATCATAATTAGAACAACATTATCACAAACACAAATATCGCTGTCGAGATAGATTAAAAAATCAGAGTTACCCAAAGAGTTTAGCTCTGCAATTATTGAATTTATTTTAGACACACATGAATTAAAAAATCCAACTGTCTGAAAACTTCCAACACAAGTGTCTGTCAACTGTACAATATCAATGTGTTGTTTACAATATAAAACTATTTCGTCATTTAGTAACTGTGCCAACTCTTTATGTTGACCAGCAGTTGAAACGTTTAGTATTTTTACTGACATAGTTATTTTTTTAAAAGACCATCAATTTCAGAAATTATAGAGTCATCAAGTCCACCCCATGACCAGTATTGTTTACAATATTCAGTAAATTCACTAGGATTGCACCAAACAAATGAGTCTTTATAAAACTTGTATGCCCATTGCCCCATTGTATTAAATTCACTAAATTCATGACGATCACGCGTACTTATCCAATGATCAAGTTCACACCCATGAGTCTCTTTAATCCATTCTCTAAACTTTGCATAGAGCCAAGTTGGGTATATTGTTGGGTGGCGTCTCATATATTCATATTCATCATACCATCCTAATGTTTTTTCTGATATTGCATTCCATGGACTATCGACACATTTTTCACGAAGGAGCACTGGTCTGTCATCAATAAAAAAGCACTTTGGTGAAAACTTTTTATAGAACACACAGTCACTGTCGACATGAAGAACATAGTCACCTTTACACCAAGTGTCGGCATAGAGTTTAGTTATTTGTTGACCAAGATAGCCATCACAATTGTCGACTGTAGGGTGTACTTTTTCACATGTTAAATGACTAATTAAATGAACATCAGTTTCAGGCACTACAATGTGTATGTTTGAAAATCCTGAGGAATATTGACTAATACTCTTTAATGAATGATGTAACCACCTAAAATCTTTGTGGTATGACCGTATTAAAATATCGACATTCATGCTGGTATGCAAAGTAAATCGTATTGTTCACCAATCTCTGGAAAGGCAGTGTATGTATAGTCTAGTTTTGACAAAAATGATTCAATGTCAGCTGCAGTTTTGCCCTGCTGACCGAGTGCACCAACATTAATTTCAATCCACATTTTTGGACGATATTTTTTTATTGTTAGAGCTGCACCCTCAAGAACAGCAACCTCATAACCTTCAACATCTATTTTTAGAAAATCTAGGGCACTAAGTTGCAATGAGTCTAACGTAATGGTTTTTATTTGTGTTGATGTCGTAACATCATGCAAAATTCGTCCAGCCCCGGCATTCCTATCTTCAGAATAGTAGACTGTTTCAGCAATATTTGATAAGCCTAAATTGTATGTTTTTGCAGACTTGCAGTTGTGCTCTAAACATTCATATGCCCTTTTGTTTGGCTCAAATGCATGGACATGTCCAGACTCCCCAACAGCATTACAATATGCAACTGTGTGGTCTCCAATAAATGCACCCGCATCAACAACAGTGTCTCCGGGTTTTATATGTTGTAAAATAATTGGCAATGCATATCTATCATGATCTAATCGACCAGACTCTTCAACCCAGTGTGAAATATGAGTGTCATCTTCTAATATGGCAATATTTTGATTTGTTACTTTCATCTATGGTATTTATAAATATCTTCATTATGTTAATGCAAAGCTATTTTGTAAAGGAAAGGGGAATGGGTTTAGGAGACTTTATCCGTGGGTCGATTGCGTGCAAGCAACTGTGCGATGAATATTCAATTCCATTTGAAATGGATTTTAGACATCATCCAATGGGAAAATATTTAAACTCTACTAATACAACCCCGCCTATTCCGCTTGAGGATATTGTGAACTTTCAAGACATTGGAAATATGACGAGTCGTATACTAAAAAGTTCTTTAGAAGAACTAGGACCACTACGAAATTTAAGAAAATATGATCTTGGCATATACACAAATGTTTGGCCAATTTTTAAAATACCTCGGAGAGTTTCATGCTCTATACGAAACTATTTACAACCGACACACGAATGCGAAATGGCAATTCAGAGTGCGCTAGAAGGTTTAAAAGACTATAGAGTTATACACATCCGGGCTGGTGATATTTTATCATTTAAAACCCAAGTCGGCGATGTCGTGCCACACACGCTAAATGATATTATTAAAAATTTATCAGTAATAGAAAAGATAAAGGCACAGAGTAATATTCCATGTTTAGTAATGTCTGATTCGTTTGAAATAAAACAAATAATAGCAGAAAGATGGGGAATAAAATCTACACCATCAATTCCAGCTCATTTGACATTAGAGGATGGCAATGTGCTAGACACTCTAGTAGATTTCTTTATATTGTCCCGTGCGCGAGCAGTGTATCAATTTAGTGTGCACCACTGGGGATCAGGCTTTAGTGACTCTGTCAATTGGCTCTATAATGTGCCAGTTGTACGCCACAGATTGTAAATTGACGTGATGGGGTTGCTATAACAGTGATAGAACAACCCCATCACAGGGTTAGTTTATACTCCTTCAACAAAGGTGTAGAGTTCTACAGCACGTTTTTTAATAGCTTCTGTTGATGGAACTAATGCTTCAATTGCTTCGGCATTAAAGCTCATTTTTGGAAGAGGAGTCATGCGGTCAACATCCATTTTTTTATAATAGTCTTCCATAGTGCGTTGATCTTGTTCTCTAAGAACATTCAACTTTTCATAGTAGAGCTGACTAATGTCAGCATGTGCGAGGCTTAATACTTCCAGACGGATTTCATATGCGTTTTTATTCATTTGTTTTTGTGTGTTTGTGTTTGTAGTGTACTACACCAACGTGATGTAGTCATAAATTATATATACGCAAAAAACCTCAGACTGTAAAAAATCTGAGGTTTTTTATGTATATTTTATCTTGGTTTATAATATTAATTTGTAGCACGATTATGCCATCTTTTTGCAGCTTTGTCCATTATAATAGACAAATCATTAAAATCGTCATTGTCAAATTCATCACCTTCTTTTGCAAAATACGCTTGTGCTGCCTTGAAAAAGTCTTCAAGTTCAACTGCATCTAATGATGTAAATTCAGCCATAAGAGTACGAACTGCAGAAGTCTTAATTGAGTACAATTCTTTGAGTGTTTCTTCACCTAAACTTTCTTTTTTCTGTGCTGCATACCAGGCACCAAGAGCCATTTTGATACGTTGTTCTTTGCTTTTACCTGCAAATTTAGGATTGTCACTCTTTACGAAATCATCAATCCAAACACCTGCATCGTCATTAGGGTCAAGTACTTCTTCAAGTTTATTTTCTTTTAATTTAATGAGCTTGTCAAGCACATAGTCTCTGCTTCCCATTTTACGGGCATTAAAAGGAATTGTGGTCTTTGGTAAATCTTTAGCTTTGAATGTAATACTGTTTGCACCAATTTCAAGGACTTTACCAAAATTAGTAGAGTCGCCTATTTTAACAGTTGAAACGAGTGACTTGATGTGGTCAACATTTTCATCTAATTTTGTAGATGTGATTAATGCACGGGCGTTTTCTAGTAGAGTGTCAGTATTTTTCATAGTTTATTTTTGAAGTTTGTATGCTTGCACAAAAGAGTTAAAGAGTGATGTGTCATGTGCAATTACATTTGCAATTTTCAAGAGAAATACACTGCTTGGGTCAGAACCAAGTTTATCTCGCACAGCATTAATGTCTCCATATGAAGCACCAGCGCTAAGCATCACCTTTGTAAGTGACGCAAGTTCATCAGATGATGCTTCAAGTATTGAAGCCGCTGCATCTGCTACAGTGTCTTGGTTATAGTGAAATGGGTTCATATATTATTGTTGTTATAGGTTTATGCTTCACCTAGTTTAACACCATCTGAGTGTGATTCCATAAACTCAGTGACACTTACAATGCCAGCCTCAGATACTGCAATTTCACTCTGTGCCCATTCAGGAAATTTGCGACCAGCCTCAATCATTTGAAGACATACATTTGCATTACGAACAATTGTGTTTAATTGATTTTTAATCATCTTTTGTGAATAAAAATCTTCTTCACCTTCTTTTATGCCTTCGCTTTCCTTAAGCTTAATTAGTTTGTCAAGTACAAAATCTTTGCTGCCCATCTTGCGTTGGTTGAAAGCAATCTTTGTGACTGGTAGGTCCTTTGCTTTAAAAGTGATACTGGTGGAAGAAACATCGGTGACTACACCAAAGTTGGTTTTGTCACCTTTTTTAAAATTGGCAACATTAGCTGCAATATCTTCTACTCCTTCTTCAAGAGTGACGTCTTCAGTAACGGTTTGGCCTGCGAGAATTGATGCAGCTACTGCATACAGTGGATCTTGGTTATAGTGAAATGGTTTCATATATCTAGTTATTTATACAAAATTCCATCTCAAATGAAAAATGGTAGCCATGGTCGGACTCGAACCGACAAATTACGAATTTTAAGTTCGTTGCCTATACCAATTCGGCTACATGGCCATTGAAAATTTATCGGTTCCGTGTATCAAGGACACGGTGTAGGGACCGAAAGCTCCTGTAAGCAGCACCACCACAGTGCCGAAACTTTATTATTGATACACAACTTTAAATCCTTTCCAACTTCCCCATTGAAATCGTTGTGTATAGTTTACATAGACTGCAATTTTGACGGCGTCGGCTAACAAAACTCGAGGTGTAGCTCCGAAAATACTTGAACGTGGACCGCCCTTTTTGTATTTGCTGTTGTTTGGATTATTTTTTCCAAGTCGACCATAGAGATCAACACGTTTGAAAGTTGCAATATAGGTTGGGTCGAGAACTTCCTTTGAGCGCTCGACGAGATTGTGTGCTTTGACTTCTTTTCTCAATTGCTTAATAGTCTCATTTCCTGAGGCGTCATTGGCTACCGTAAATACCGTTCGTTTAGTTTGGTTTGTCATATTGTTGCTTACATGGTTATTATAGCATAAAACGGACTCAAAGTACACAACTTTTTACATAAAAGTGAAAAAAGTTTCCGGACGTATACCGGTCATAGAACAAAATTATTCCCTTTTAGATTTTTGTTCTGCTTGAATTCGTTTTTGTATCTTTTTACCACGTTTTTCAAGTCTGTTTAGCACTTCTGCAGCGTCCATCCAAATGTCTTTGTCTTCAAGCATGTCCTTAATTTCAGGCTCTGTGAGAAAGTCACTATAGAGATCTTTAAATAGTTTTGCACTCCAGGCACGTTCATGCACCATGCCGTGATACATCTCTCCACCTTTACCAGCTGTTCCAGCGCTGTAGTTATGAAAGAGAAACATGCTGTGATTTGTAATCATATACTCATCAGCCATAAGGAAAATTAGAGTAGCAGCACTCATGCATGCTCCTTCAACACTCACAATAATATGAGCCTCAGTCTCAGAGAGTGCCTGCATAAATTGAATTGTGGTAAACAGGTTGCCACCTGGACAATTGATGTGTAATTTAATTAAATCTGTTGACCGACAGTTTCGTATTTCATGGAACCAGCCAATATAGTCAGACGCATCACCAATTTCATCGGAGAGATAATACTCCTTAATTGAACCATATTCCGTAGTAAACGAGTCGCTTATTCCTCCGTTAAGTATTTGATCGAGAAGCCCTTTATTGTCTTTTAGTGTGTTATCCATGTCCAAATAATTTTTTTGTGTTGTATTCCTTTATAACCGAGAGTAGTTCATCTGTCCAAGAGTCTCGTTTTTCAATAAACAAGAGTGGAGTTGAAGAATTTTCAACTGCCATAACAATTACGAGTTGTGAGACAGGAATCTGCGTTCGCTCCTCAAACATAATTGCGTATGCCGCCGTCTGTACGAAATAGTTGCTAATTTCTTCTCGAGTCTTTACTCTTGAACTAGTTTTAAAATCAATTATACTTATACGACCGTCAAATCGTCCAACAAGGTCAACTCGGCCAGCTATTCCAAGATAGTCTGAATAGAGTGGACACTCTTGCATTACAATCTCATCTATATGCTTGTCTAATAGCGGACGAATTGTATTAAACATGCCCTTTACATGTGGCATTTCACCTTCGGCAAAATATGTCTCTTCATTATTGAGATAACGTTCTGCAATGCTGTGTAGGGCAGACCCGCGTGTGGCTGCATGCCGAGCTATTCGATTTGCTTCCTCTTCTCCAACACGTCGTCTCCATTCATAGAGCGCCTCTTTGCCGCGCACTCCAAGTACTGTTGTAATACTTGGATACTTTTTGCCGTCTGGTGTAACATACACTCGACCCGAACTTGTAGTGCTGTCTTCAAGGTTAGAATAACCCAATGAAACACTAGAATGCTTAAACTGTTTTCGGGGTGACACCATTAAATTTAATTCCAATCATCAACAAACATTTTTTGTTGAATCTCTTTTGTTTTTCGGCTGTCATCAAATCTGCTGTTTTTATATTTTTTTCTATATGAATATTCAACTGCAGAATCGTCATAGACTAGATTCTTATTCCTTTGCTGTTTTTTACCTTTTTTGCCCATACTAGCGGGTTTCCATTTTTGTTTGTCGGCCACTGCTTTTTTTGACTTTATTTAGTACATCATTCCAACCAGAGCCAGCGCGCTGTAAAATAGTTTTTCCGCCGCCATAGGTTATTGATGGTGCTGCAACGTTTCGCTTGACGTCTCCAGCAAGGTTACAGTCAGGGCATGGGGAAGCAAGTGGAAGGTCTCGAGAATCCATCGGCAAATTTTCATCCCAAAAATAATTACATTTTTCGCAACAATAGGAGTATGTCATATTATTCGATGCCTAACGATGGAAATGCTTTTTTAACGAGTGATGCAGTTATTGTTGAATATTTTTTAGTCAACTTTTTATCTTTCATTGCAATAATAATCTCTGCATCTTTCTCATTTAGCTGCTCAATAAACTTAATAAATGATGTTTCTTTTTTAAGTTTATTCCACGAGTTGTTTCCAACCAGCAGCATTCGCACTATATCAATTTGCTTTTTAAGTGGACTGTATGACAGCCCAGGAGGTGATGTATTTTTCTTGTATGGAGGAGCTCCTTCTGGAAGATCAAAAACAATATCAGATCGAAATGAACCTTGCAATATTGTTTTTAACTCATAGCTTTCATTTTCCAATAAAATTTTAATGCGATCAGCCTGGTTGCTACAGGCCTGAACTGCTTCAAAAATTTCAAATGGACACTTATGTACATTATTTTTTGCTGTTTTCATAATCTATGTTTTTATTTATATGTGAAAAACTCTTCTGCACAAGAAGTTAATTGATTGCATCGTTTAGACACTAGATAATTAAAGACTTTGCTGTTTCCCTTTTTCTGGAGTGATGAATAGGCTGTCAAGATTGATTCCTTAATTTCATCTGGTATGCATGACAAGTCAATTAGTTTGGAGTTGCGAATATAGTTTCTATATGCTTCAGCAGGCATGGCAGACTCGAGTGTTCCTGCCTTTGCGGCAGAGTACCAAGCATCAATTTTCTTTGCACTTAATGGAGTTTGACGACCACCTTCAGTAAAGACACGATCACCTGATAGTACATTTGGAACACCATCACCGGAGTCACCCCTAAAGACATGTTCGCATAGGTATCGATGAGGATTTGAACTTGACAACAGCTTTTTAGTCATTGGACTCCATTGAGACACGTTGTCGTATTTTTGCAGTTGAATAAAGTCTTTGTCTGCACTAATAATCATTACAGGCTCATGTGCGCCAAACTCCTGTGTAGACTCTACAAGAGTGGCAATAACATCATCAGCCTCAGCACGAGGTGCAGCTAAAACTGGATATGGCATGTGTTCAGTAATTTCATCACGAACAGTATTGATAATAGAGAAAATTTCTGTCCAATCTAGAGCTGAAGAGTCTCGGTTTTTCTTACGTGATGCCTTGTACTCTGGATAATAGCCTTTGCGCCAACTACCACTGTCAACAGCTAAAATAAGCTGACCATATTTTTCACGATATTTGAGATTGTACATTCTCAGTGAATTGAGAATAATGTGTCTCATAAAGTCTTCAGTAATTTTCCCTGGGGCAGATTGAGAAAATATTCCTGAAATTGCAACTCCCGAATAGTCAACGATTATCATAATTTGTATTGTGAGTCTATTCTACACTAAACCGCATAGAATGTACACTATTTTTTCCATAAATTTTTAATATGCGCTGAGTGTATTTTAATCCCAATAAATTCATTATAGTAGTCATCAGACAAGAGCACTTCTCGATCAAATTGTTCCTTTGCTTCGGTGTATGAGAGTTCTCCTTTGCTTTTACAAAAATGCAGGATACGTCGAGTAAATGTTTCTTTTCTCTCCTCAACAAGTAGCTTTACACTCTCGCTACTTCCATAGTAGGTCTCCCAATCAGTCTGCACAATTTTAATTCGCTTGCGCTTTTGGCCCTTGAGAGGTGCCAGTTTTTTCTTGCTGACGAGTAGCTTTTTACCAATATATTTTTTATTGTTTTGGGTGTCTAAAATTTCATAGACAAATCCAATGTATCCATCAGTTATTTTTTCAGTTGCTTCAGCGTTTGTAAATGGAACATCATTGTATAACCAGCTCATGTAGTTATTTATTCATCATAAGAGTCACCTTCGGTGCCATAGAGGTGATGCGTACCACAAAATGGGCAATATTCTGGATACAGTTCTTCATGTTCTAAATCATCGTCTTCGTCGTCTTCAGTATCATCACAATAATACTTATCGTCTTCATCGTCCCATGACACTTCATAGACATATTTACATTTGGGGCATCGATTATTTTCTACCATACACTATTTATTTAATCGTTATCTTGTAATTCTTCTTTACGCTGATAGTATGCTACTATTGGAATAATTGGCCATATGCATACAAATATCACGCATGCAATCAACAAGATAATTATTACTAATGGAACACAAAACATCATGCCAATTGCATACCAAAATGGATCAAGGTTATCTAATAAAGTTTCTTCAGTCATATTCATTATGATTCGCAGCCTGAGCAAATTAAGATTGATCGTGCAAGTTCTTGTGAAGGGTTTGCACTGCGCTGATAGTACAATCCTTTTACACCCATTTCCCAAGCAAAAATCATAAGCTCGTTAACTTCTTTTGGTTTTGCCTTTGGAGATATTGTAAGGTTAAGCGACTGACCTTGGTCAATATATTTTTGACGCTGAGCTGCTTGAATTACAATTTCTTTTTGGCTTATTTCACCAAATGTTTTAAAGACTGCTTTTTCATCAGAGGTTAGTTGTTCCATGTGTTGCACACTACCACCGTGAACAAGAATGTCTTTCCATACTTCCGCAGAGTTAAGATCTTTTGATTTTAACAGCTTAATAAGTTCTGGATTTTTGTATGTAAATTTGCCTTTTGCGAGATCCTTAACAAAGTAATTACTGTTTAGTGGTTCAATTGATGGACTGACCTGACCGAGAATAAAGCTGCTGCTTGTAGTAGGAGCGACTGCCATTGTTGTTGTGTTTCGGCGGCCATAACCAGTTAAGAGTGGTGGTTCACCAAACATTGCAGCAAGTTCAGCACTTGCAGCGTCACACTTTTGACGTATTGTTTTAAAGATTGTTATATTTTCTCCATGAGCAGCCATGCCTTCAAATGGAATGCCTTTGCTTTGAAGATATGTATGATACCCAAGTACTCCAATGCCAAGTGCACGTTGACGCATCGCAAACTGTCGAGGTGCTTCCATATAGGACATGCCTTCAGTCTTATTAATAAACTCTGACATAACAGCATCAAGGAAACAGACGAGTGTTTCAATTGCATCAGTGTCTTTAAGTTCATCCCAACGTTCAAGATTGATTGATGAAAGGTTACAGACAAAGCTTTCATCAGGTCCATTAGACAACATAATCTCATTGCAAAGGTTGCTGTTGTTAATCGTTAACCCTTTGTCCTTGTAGACTTGAGGCGCAACTTTGTTTGCATTGTCAGAGAAAAACAGGTATGGATAGCCACTTTCAAAACGCTTCTTAATGACGAGTCCCCAAATTTTTCTTTTGTGTTTGTCACCATCAATCATGCTACGCATCCATTCATCAGACACAGAAACACCAATACTCATGTCCTGAATGCTGTTGCCTTCACCTTTAATTTGGAGAAATTCTTCAATGTCACCATGATCAATTGGAAGATATGCAGCAAAACTTCCACGACGAACATTGCCCTGAGACACCACATTCATGGTCTTATCATAGAGTTCCATAAAATGGACTGCGCCTGTGCTTGTTCCACCGCTGCTAATAGCACTGCCACGCGGACGAATGTTTCCAAAATAACCACTTGTACCACCACCAGCTTTTGTCATCATTGCAACCTCACTCAGTTTTCCGAAAATGCCTTCCATCGTGTCAGGAATGTATGATCCGAAACAACTAATAGGCAATCCACGTTCACGAGCAAAGTTACTCCAAATTGGGCTACTCAATGAATAGTAACCAGCATGTAAATAGCGCTCAAACTTATCGCCAAAACCTGTTATTCCTAAGAGCTTCTCAGCACCATCAGCAATGTCACGCATACGACTCTCAGGAGTCTCACCTTCAATCAAATATCCTCTTTCGAGAAATTTTCGACTGTCCTTATTCAACCAATATATTTTATCATCCATAATCAAAGTAATTTATACAAAATTAAAACAGGTCATCTTCACCGAAACTCTGATTCTTTTTAGAATATTCAGTTGGTCTCGAGTGAAAAAAGTCTGTCATGTTATTGCCATGTAGCTGCTCATCAAACCAAACAGTTTCGGAGATAAGAGCCTCATCAATTTCAAATGGTTGTCTAAAACCAATTTGCTTCATGCTATCATTAATACGAGACTTGATAAACTCCTTAAGAATGTTTGCATTGAGTCCAGGCTCGTCAATGCCATTAATCATCCAATCAACAATTTTAGACTCGGCTTTGTATGCCTCCATTGATTGACTTACAATTTTATCTTCAAGGTCGGCGTCAAAGAGTTCAGGGTGTTCTTGACGAATGGTTTTAATAATTTGAATGCCAACAAGTGCATGAATGTTTTCTTCATTGCGTGTATATTTTACTTGTTGGTCTGTGTCCTTGAGAACATTTTTATGTGTAGCAAACCAGTTGATAATATAGAATTGGCTAAACAGCGAAACATTTTCAACAAAAAGCGTAAAGAGAATGAGTGCGTATAAATACTGTTTTTTGCTGTCCTTATAAAACTTATGAGTGTATTTTTTGAGGTAATTTACACGACCTTGAATCCAATCAAGTTTAAGGTTTTCTTCAAATACATCTTCAAGTCCAAGCACAGTAAGCAACCGCTCATATGCATTGTTATGAATAACCTCTGTGTTGGCCATTACATAGCCAAGATCTTGAAGTGCTGGATGTGGAAGATTGTCACCAAGTTTGGCCCAAAAACTTTTAACAGAAACTTCAATTTGTCCAATTGCACTCAGAGTGCGGATAATAATATTACGTTCTTGTTCTGTGAGTACTGTCTTAAAGTGGTGAACGTCGCTTTTAAAACTAAACTCTTTGTCGGTCCAAAAACCGTCATGCATCGCCTGGATAAATTGATCAGTCCATGGATAATAGTTTGGTTTGCGGCTAATTTGTTCTTCGAATATGCTGTGCGTGTTTGTGTTGTTCATGAATGATGCTTTCTGTGTATATTTTAATACTAAAAATGACAAATGTAAAACTATTTTTTTATATATTTTATACGTTTGGCTGATTTTCATTCATTGCACGGCGGCGTATGCTGCGTAGTGCACCACTAGCAGAGTCACGCAATATAATTGTGTGTTTGCTATTTTTCTTTGCATAGTTATAGAGTGACGACTGTTCTCCATCTGACATGTCGAGATATTTACTCCAACGTTCAAACTTATTTCTACCGGTTTCAAAACGTCTAAAGATGAGTGTAGGAACATCAAACATTTTCCATGTTGCACCAGAACGCGGGTAATTTGATGGCGGCATTGCTACATTGCTTGTTGTGGTGTCTTCAGTTTTCATTGGTTAATATCGTGTTGAGTTATTAAAATGTTTTGGCGCGTTGATGTGTGAAATGCAGAATATACATTTACACCAAAAATATTTCCACATGGGGCAGAGTCTTCTTTAACAATAACTGTCGAATTTTTAAGAGCAAAGACTTCGCCAGTTGCTGGCATTGCAATGTCATTTAGCAATGTGTATCGGCCACAGCGCAGTTTGTTGTCTTCAACCATATACCATGACGACTCATGCAATTCAATTTCAAGAGGATCAAATCCAGTCGCTTCTTGTATAGCATGTGCAATCTGTTTGTCAGACAACCCAGTTTTTTCTTTAATGAGATAAAATGCAGCAAAATATGATGCAATTGTTGTTTTTCCCAATGGTAATTTATTTAGTAATTTTTTAACGTTAAAGACAAGTCGATGAAAAATGTTGTATTTGCTTTTTTCTTCACTTGTCTCAGGCTTACGAAGTAGTTTGCCTGTTGCATCTATAAGACCTGCCTTGTATGCACCAGTCTTTTCCCATGGAGTCGTCAATAGACGTAAAAACCTGAATGCATAAATTGTATCGCTAACGCGTGTAAATAGTCCCATATAATTAAATTTTTTGAAGTGTTCTTGCTATATTTAGATCAATAGGTATATTTATATAATCGCCATTTGGGATGTAGTTTAAATACAAGAGAAAGGTTTTTAATGCAGGCCAATTCTCTTCATGAACCTTATAGAAGCACATACGAGTTGCTGCCTCTGGATAAAACATATTATGAAAAATAATAATATGGTTAAGAATTAATCTCTCTTGCAGGACACCTTTATCACCATACTTCTTAAGAAGTTTTTTAATGTATTTTAGGTGAGCAAGGTCTGACTCAAAATCCTTTATGTCCAAACACCCTGGATTATTATAGTGTTTTGCGGCATATATCAGAAAGTTTTTATTGGTCAATTCATGTAAAAGCTGCATAATATAATTTATATATGCGCTTTTATGTAGACAACAGGTCAGTCACTGTTTTTCCTTTTTCCCAAAATTTGCAACTCCAATAACGAGCTTTCCATTTTGGACCTGGGTCAGTGTCACATTGATGACGTGCTCGGAAGTTTTTTAGACGTTCAGGATCATCGCGTTTAATCTCAGCCTGGGGGTCTCCAAATCCAAGTTTAATTACATTGCCTTTTTCATTACGAACATAGACATAGAACTTATGCTTTTCATCAGTTGAACGAAATGGGTTGTTTAGTTCAACCTTTCGGCCATCATACTCAGCCTCTTCAGAGATGTAGTCTTTAAAGCGTATCATATAATTTGATGCCAACTTAATAATGCATTAAATGTTGAATTTGTTGAATCTGCAGCAATTCCCAATGTATATGTATCAGATACACCTCCTTGTGTTCTTCCTAATTGTAAGAAAAGGTTTCCTATATTTGTTAATTCTACAGATTCACTTGCATTTGTAATAAATCCAGATTTTACTACAACGCCGCCATTCATAATTGAATCACTTATTGAGAATTCAACTGTTGAACAATCTGGATGTGAAGACCATGTTGGTGTTGTTGCAAATGTTGCATTTTTTATCAGTGCCCATTGATATTTTTTATTTTGTTCAATAACAACAGAAACTCCAGTTGGAACTATTATACCATCTAACTTAGATGATGATAAGCGAATTGATACTGCATTGAAAAATTTTCCGCGGTCACCAGTTGTTGCATTAGTTGATCGTGTGACAAATACTGAAGCCGATGACGCTTGATGATATGAAATGGATTCTGGATTATAGCCACCCTCTGAAATAGCAGTGCTGCATATTTGTTTAAGTGTTCCACTAGCAGATCCTAAATTTTCAATTTCATAGCGTATTGGCAGACACGCAGTTGTCATGTATGTTGTAGTGCGAACGTTATCATTGTGAAATATATGAGCAACAACAGGTTTACCGTGTACAATAAATCCGCAACGAACATCACCTACACCGAGCCATTCAACATCAATCCAAAAAATATTTGACTTTGTAACGTCGAGTGTCACGTCTGAATAACCGGATCCATTAAATTTATCGCCGATCCATTCGCTTTGAGGTACGCGAATTGTTGTACCTAAGCTTTGGCTGCGAAGTACAATAAAGTTTCCAGTCCCGTCATTTTCTAAATATATTCCATTGTCACTACCAAAATAACCAACTCTTTGGCGTAGTCCAGCAGTTGGAGCTGACATAACAAAGGTTGACATAATGAGCAAACTTTTCCCAGGTTGATATGGCATTACCCGCTTTGACTCGCGAATGACCTTGCTGCCAGTTGTTGTTGTAACTGACATATTGATTGCACTCTCCGCAGAGACATGAGTGGTGCTTCCGCCAGACGCAGTTACAGTACTCCATTTATCATTTTCGGTATAACGATGTTGGCTTTCAAATAGTGTGTATGGTTCAGACATACGCAACCGTCCAAATGCATCTACAAGAGTGCCACCCGGTGTAATTTGATCTGAAAGCATATTTACCTCATAACGCGCATTTTGCCGCGTTAGAGTATTAGTGCTTGATATGTATTGGGTAGGCATTTTGTTGTTACTTTAACTCTTTAGTTATTTTACTAAGCACGGTTGAATCACCAGTAACAATTGCAACAAGTGACAAGAAGGTGCTGCTGATAATATCCTTTTGGGAGGTTGAAATTGCCTTACCAGATTCTAATGCTTTCATAGCAAGAACAAGTTTAGAAATTTCAGCCGAGTCAACAAGACCTACTGATGCAAGACGTTTAAATTTGGTATAGTCAATCTCTTCAGTTACAGTTTCAAGTTCTTCTTTCATGTCTGAAAAGTCATACTCATCGTCATCTGACTCAATGCCATATTTTTCATCAACTGTGTTGTAAAAATCATCAACATGCGAATAGATTGATTGCACCTCAGAAATTACAGACTCATCAAGTGAATCTTGATCTGCAAGGGCATCATAGAGTTCTTCAGTCATCTCAGAAATTTGATCAAGCAACGAGAGAGTCTCTCCAATTGAGTCAACTTCTTCAGTGTCTTCGCCCTCTTTAATTGTACGCATGCGTTTTTGAAGTGCTTTGATTGCATCGTTAACAGACAAGTACATATCTCTTCCTTCGTTGTCTATGATCCAATATGGTTTAGCATCGTCAGTAATTGCAACATAGATGTCTGCCCATTTACCAGCTCTCATTGCAATACCATAGAGTTCTAATACATTTGCAGCGCTTGTTTTGTATGTCTTTGTATTAGACTCGGCCTGTGTAAAACCTACTGACTTTAAAAATGTCTTAAGGAGTTTTAAATCTGTGTTTTCAGACTCATTTAATATTTGATTGAGTGTTTTCATGGGGTGTTAATGTATTTATTAAAGCTTTCTTTTAGCTCTACGATAGATGAATATTGCACAGGTTGTGTTGTCACATATTCATAGATTTTATCAAGATCAGTTGAGCCTGTGGCAAGTGCAACAATTTTCATTTGACGACGTTCTTCCAAAGAAATTTCTTCTGTAGATTCTTTAACATATGTACCCTTAACTGGTACTCTTGGTTCGCCGATTCCGCGAGCGTATTGTTTCAAATAGTTTTCAGCGTGATCTTTTGCCTCATCTGGAGTGTTATAAGACGCTTGACCAGAATACATTACCTTACCCTTTTTATCAACTACAATTGGAGTATAACCGCCAAATTGTGATTTTTCAGAAGTTGCCATATAGTCTCTAATGTTAATGGCTTCTTTAACATATGTACCTTTAATTGGTACTCTTGGTTCACTGATTCCGCGAGCGTATTGTTTCAAATAGTTTTCAGCGTGATCTTTTGCCTCATCTGGAGTGTTATACGCTGCTACTGACAAATACATAGTCTTGCCGGCTTTATCAACAATATGTGGTCTATAACCGCCAAATTGTGATTTTTCAGAAGTTGCCATATAGTCTCTAACATTAAAAAATCTTCCTTCTTCAAGGCCAGATGATTCCATATAGTGTCCAACTGCAAAGTCCTTAAGGAATTTAGTAAAATCTTTTTCAATATAGGTCGGTGAATCATTTCCATCAGCAATATGACGACCATGCTTAGAATCAAGGTATTTTACAACAGCTGATTCTTGGTCTGCATTACTAGTAATATTTGGGAAATTAGCAAAGATTTTTTTAGCACGAACTATCTTTAATACAGTATCAGCCATTTCTTTGTAAGCAATAAGCTTATATTTTTCGACGTCAACTGTTCCATAATATCCATAACTTGTATTTTGTGGTTCCATAGCTTCATCAAGATTTGCGGATTCAGCATAATATTTTGGATCCAAGAAGTTGATCAAATCTGGGATTTTTGCGTCAACCGTAAATGCATCTGCTTTGTCCACTGCCATTGAATATAGTTTTGGATTCATATTATGTAAGGTAATCATTATAGATTGTCCTTTACGCAATGCCGGCATTTCCTTTCGCATTTTAGCAGCTGCATCAAGCAGTTCTTCAACGTCAATTTTTGGAACAGCTTCTTGTAAAGATTCTTCTTTTACAAGTTTACCGGAATTAATGTCATCTTGGTGATCATGGTAATATTCACCACTGTATACAACGCCTCCATTTTTTGCAGCATATTCATACGCACCTTTTCTTGTTTTGAAAGGTTTGATTTTTGCTTTGGTATCTTTATTGTACACAACCCATGATTCACCATAAACTTCTTCCATTTCAGATTCTTTTTTACTGGGCATAAGCAGATTTTTATAGAGTCCACCAGGTCCAGCCAATTTATTTCCAGCTGGTCGATATTTACCAAGCTTCCATTTTTTATTATAGTCATCCTGCTTCATTAGACCATAAATCACTCGCTGAAAATCTGCTGCTTGTTTTGGATCCTTGGCTTCTTCAAGATCAACTTCTTCCATTTCAAAATATTCGCTGTATTTTTTGTATGCAGCTTTTATTTGATCCGTCGTATGTGAAGGATACATCTTTTTGTGTTGAGCTTCAAACTCTTGATATGTTTTTTGTTTCATCTTGGTTTTAAATTGTTGTATGCGTTGTCCTGGGGTGTCTTTTATGTATTTATCTCTTAGCGCATTTGTCCCTTCAAAACCAGCGCCATAGTCTTCAAGTATAGTGTTATCGACTTCCAAATTCATGTCCTGCAACTCTTTTCATTTGGTTTGTAAATTCTTTAAAGTCCGGCTTGTTCTTGTAGTATTTTATTGTACGAGCCGCGTCATCTTTCCCTTTGATTCTCCATTTGTATCCAGCCTCTAAACGATCAGGGTCAGTTGTTTTTACAACACGGCGCTCATAGCCATCTTCCCAGGTCTCTTCTGAAAGTATATCATTTATAAAAAACTTAGACTGCGCAGTCCGTGTTTCATTTGTGCACTTTACAAAATTTGCACCACGCTCAACTATAATGTAGACCTCACCATCTTTTTTAGAGAGCACACGTTCACCAATATTAAATATTTCACCAGCAATATATCGTTCACGTGTTTCATTTACAGTGTCGAGTTGTATGTGTGTACGAAAATTATGACTCTCTTCTAGTCCCATACCTTTACGCACTGCATTAAAGAGTTCTTTTGCATTTCCAAATGTCTTTGGAAGGCCTTTTGAAAACGTTTGAAAATCATTTTCAAATGCAGCACTCCTCATCTTTGATGCGCTTACTTTAAATGTGGCCTCACCGGTTCGGCTATCAACGTCAGGATCGCGACTGCCAGTTGACACTACATTTATGCCATCAGAAAACTTATAGTAACCATGTGTGCCTTTTACTCCATCATATTTTTGTAACAGGGCTTTAAATTCAGAAACACGATCACTTCCCACTGGAAGTGTAAGACGAGTATAGCCTTCGTCATATGCGCGCACTGCAATGTCAAATACATTTTTTACGTCACGATCAAAGATAATGTTTCGACCATATTTAGGAAACATTTTGCGCATAAAGTCAATTTTCTCTTTATATGGCAGAGGATTTTTCTTAGGATCCTCGCTCTGAGAAGCGTATATTCTAAATGGTTTGTTCTTTGCAATTTTAGCAATAGCAACTATGTTTTCCTCATGACCAATTGTCGGAGGATTAAAGCGACCAAATGAGACAACAATCTCATTTACCTTTTCTTCAACATACGTCTTAAACGATTTCATTTTATTCATCTCTTATTTTTGTTTTTAAGGCGTTGGTTTTCCTTTGTTCGGACTTGACTAATAAGGCGTGCCGCTAAACTTTTAATAATTCCCTTTTTGCGAGCAAGCTGTCTTTCAACGTTTGCACGAGCAGCATAGGATAGTTCACCTTTACTCTTTCCACCAGTCAAACGCTTTGCAAGTTCATTGCGAGCTGCACGCATTGCACGTGCTTTTAACACAGTATTTGATGCACGACGACGAGATGCTGCACGTCGGCCAACCCTTAATCGTGATTTGTTTTTACGTATGGCTGCACGTCGAGCCATGCGTTGTTGTGCTGTCAGCACTTCAGTAAGTTCAGAAGTGTCTTCTTTCAAGAGACTCATTATAAAGTCTCGTGAAGTTTTTAAAATTTTCAAATTACTTTTTGATGCAGGAGTTTCAGGCTGAGAGTTTAGTTTTTTAATATTACGATCTAATCGAAGTAACTCTGCATGTAATTCATGCTTTGACATTGTGTCAAAGACAGACTCCTCAACTTCTGGATTTTCTTCACTAACCATTGATGCTTTTTTACGCTTTTTATAAGCAGTAATCATAATGTCCAATGGATCATATTCATATGATCCATCAGTTTGATCAACTGTTAGTAAATCTTTTAATCGTATTTCTGACTTCATGTATAATGTATTTATACTATTTTCCCTCTACCAGAAATCCAACCTTCTGGTATATTCTCAATTTTAAATTGACCGGATTTATTGCTAACTGGATCATGAAACCATTTTCGGCCACTTTTATTTTTAGAAATTTTATCTTTATGTTCTTGTGTTCTTATAGGCTTTTTTATGCCTGTTAGGTTTTTGCTTATTTTTTCTTTTTGGTCATCACTCATAGGCAGTCTTCCCAACACCCAACCATCTGGTATTTCTTCATTCTTTATTTTTTTTGTTTCGACACCATTGTTTATCCACAATGAACCTTTACTTTTAGCACCACCCAAATGTCCGTATTTTATTGCATTGTCTTTAAGAATAATTGAAAGTTTTTCTCGATTTTTTTCCCAATTTGCATATCCACCTTTAGCGCGATTTCCTGTCACCCCTTTACCAGCAGACCCACCTTTTTTCCCGGCTATGCTTAAGTGTTCTTTAACTATTTCTTCTTTTGTCATTAAGCCCGCCAATCCTTTCCAAGCCAACCAATCAATCTTGATGCCTTCCAAATTGATCATATAATAATTTATGAGCAGCCGCATGTTCTTCAATCGTCAATTCGATAATATTTTCAGGCTCATTAGTTCCACCCTGGTGTCTTGGTATTATGTGATGTTTATGTTTCATAAGTTTATTTATACAAAACTTATGTTAGAAAGGTGTTAACACTAACATTATTTAGGCATAAAGCCTGCTTTTATGGCCTCTTGCGCAAGATCACTATCAGCACCAGAGGTGGGGTTTTTTATTGGCCGACC